CTGGAGCTTTATATTACAAACCTGCTGGTACTAAAGGTACTTTTGGTACGGCTGGTGTAAATATTGGTACTGAAACTATTACTGTTGAAACTTATCTAAACTTTAAAGTAGGTGATCCTGTTAAGTTCAGCGTTATCAACTCTCAAACTGGTGGACCTGGAACGGGTACATTACCAGCAGGGTTAACTACTTCTGATACTTTTTATGTAATTGCATATACAGCCACAACAGGAGCATTACAGGTGTCAGCAACTTCTGGTGGTTCAGCATTAAATATTACTGATGTTGGTACAGCAGCATCTCCTAATGAGTTTCAGGTAGCTTATGCAGCTTTTGCCAGCGTTACACAAGTTAGAGAATGGACATTTGAAATATCCAGAGAAGAAATAGATGTAACAACTATTGGTGGTACTCCAACACAATTCACT